TTTATATAATCCATATTACCTACTGACAATTTTTGAGTAGCAGATACCCAAGCATAGAAATGCATATCATCTTTAGGGCAAAAAACAAAATCTTTTATAATAGATGCTTTCGTTAATACAGTCTTTCCATGACCTCTAGGAAGAATGATGCCCAATTGCTTTATATTAAAGTCATCAATAGAATCAGCCATCTCATAGTGAAATGGAGGAGTCTCACTTCTCAGGAAGTCATCAGGAAGAAACAACTTGCCAAATGCAATTAAATCATTATGAGCAAGTAATAATTGTTCTTCAGCTTCGCTTACGTTTCTCTTGTTTATGTTCGGCATCTTCTTTTTCTTTATCTAAAAATTTTTGAAATTTCTTTTCATCCTTATTCATTTTTATATAAAAGTCAAGCACTAATTCACAATTACGCTGTCTTTCAATAGAATTAGCTAGAGCATATTCTAACATAGAAACTCTATTAATCAAGTCTTTTCTTTTTAATCCCCTTTTCGTTGCCTTCATTTCATTTCCTCTATTTTAAATTCTTCTAAAAGTTTATCCTCATCTGCATCTTTAGTAAAAGATACAATCGAGTCTACAAATCCTTGAACATATGCTTTTGATTCTATCATTGTATCAAAAGACCTCATTAATGCATCACTTTTATCTGTTTTAGCTTCTTTCCATAAAACTAAAAACTTCCCTCCATATATCATTTGCCTTGTCCTCTGTATTTTTTCTTATAATACTTTTTACTTCTCTTATTACCAAGTTTAGTATTCTTACTCATTCCTTGTCTTGTTTTCTTCCTTCTCGGTTTTTTGATATACTCATCCACTATACATTTTTCCTTTAAAGATTGCCTTACCATCATATATACCAATAGAGTCTACTTGGAATCTATCTTTATCATATTCTACTACACCAAATCCCTGTTGCCAATTATATCGAGTACCTCCGCCAGGAACAATACCATCTATTCTTGCAAGAGTACCTAATGAGATTGCTTGATATATCTTTGGTTTCCCATGAGTCCAAACTGTCTTATGACCCATCTCTAATCTATGAACATGACCTTGGATTACACTAATTCTTGGAGAGTCCAACATTTTCATCACACTTTGACCACTTTTCGGCCCTACTTTATTTCCATGTATACATACTAGATTATCATTTATGTAGAACTCTCCATGCGGATAATTACCTACATATTCAACTCCCATCTTATGTAACCCTAACATATAAGGTACTGAAAGAATAGGAGGAACATCAGGTTCATTTGCTGGCTTAATACCATAAGCTTGAATTGTATTCTGTACAATACTATCAATCATTCTCTTTTCGTGGTTTCCTTCTATATAAACCATCTCATTACAATATGGTCTTAATTCTGCAATCCAAGAGGCTAACCAATCTAAACTAGGTTGTGTTGTAAAATAAAATTCTGGTGAACGGACATAATGAGTAGACCAATCAGGTAAATCAAGCATATCACCTAATAATATTAAGCGATTAGGTCGTATCTCCTTAACTATTTCAGTTGCAACTGCGATAGCCTTCAAATCATGAAGTGGAGATAACTTTCCAGTATTAAAATCCTTTTTAAACCCTACTTGAGCATCTGGTAATACAACATCAACCTTCAAATCTCTCTTTGGAAACTTTACCTTAAAATTAGTTGGTTTAACAGTAGCACCTTGAACTACTGGGAAATCACACTTTACTGGTATCTTTCTTACAAGGGTTGCTCTTGCTTGATAGTTTGTATGAGTATTCCATGCTATCTTACCATCTATTTCTTCCTTTGCAGATACATCCCATTGATTCACTTTAAAGTTAGTTACTTTCCAATCTTCTTCTGAGACGTTGAATTTGTCTAATAAATCTTGTAACGTTGGGGCTTTTCCCGTTGCGACATTATCTGTTAGATAGACATAATTTAATTCTTCTACCATAGAAGATGTAGATATATTGGAGTCTCCAAAACTGCTTAAGTTATCTGAAAATTCCTTTCCACACTCATTACATTTATATCTTTGGACATCTTTTCTTTTTCCATTTTTCTTGGTTCGACTAGAACCACATTTACGGCAAGTCATCAGTCTCTCCTTTTACTTCTTCAAGTTGAGGTCTTTCAGCTTGTTTTAGCTGTTCAGGCGAAAAGCCTTGGAACATACCTATTATTCCCATTTCTTTTTGCTTAATAGTTGTACCAGAAGTACCGATTATTTTTGCAAGTTCTTTTGTTGACTGCAATACGATACCATCATCTGAACTACTATCAGCTAGACATTTTAATTTATTAAGAACATATTCATGGTCTAATCCCATTCCTTTTGCTATGTCTAATACTGACTTTTCTACTTCTTGCATAACTCTTTCCTGTTTTAATAATATTGTTGCTTTTCTCCTTGCCTGTAATTCATCATCACTACTGAAAGCGTCCATATATGCTTTTACAGGCCCCATACCAACTGCAACATTTGTTGCGAAAATCTTTTCTTTATTGGTTACTCCTTCTCTTTCTTTAACCGATTTAGGGTTCTTTCCAGAGAATGTATACCTATTTGGGTGCTTTGAAAAATCCGTATCCATCTTGACACCCTTCGTTTTTAGGAATGTACCAACAATTGTCCGTACATATCCACTAGCATATTTATAGTTCTTTCTATCGTTGGGGTGTTTGATTTTGTCTACAACTTTGAGAAGTTGCACTATCCTTTTGTCATCGCTCCAGACCCAGTCTCCTTCTTTTGCTAGGCGCCAGTCTTTTTTAGGAGTCTTATCTGGATGAGCATTATAAAACTCTGATATGTGTTCGTATATGTAATGCTTTTTATTCTTTATCTGGCGGTAGTCCATTTTCTCCTTTTGGAAACTCACACGACTGTCTATATAGCATATCTATCAGTCTATTGACTGCTACTGGTATATAATATACCTGGTTATCTATCTCGATTGGACATTTTTCTTGCGAGGAGAGCTTTTTTAAAACTTCCTCTTGGTCTTCTTTAGAAAGACTAGCGAGTTCATTCATGCCGAAGGCCATACTAATACAAGAATACTATCTCGCCAGCCGCTGGGGCTGAATCATCCCCGTTGTCTCTTGCTCCTTCTGCACATACTTGTAATACCGTTCCTGCTGGGATTGCCTTGAAATGTATCCAAGAACCTCCAACATAAAGGTTATAGTTTCCTGCTACTCCACAATATACTGCTCTACATGGGTCTAAAGTTGCAGTCGCAACCTCGACACTTACTGCTTTAATATATGGTGCAAGACTCTCCCTTTCGGTAAAATCCATTAATCCTTTAGGCATTTATATACTCCATTTCATATGTGGAAATATAGGTGTAATAATTCTCATGATACAACTCCTTTTTAAGCCGTACTTGTTATACAAGTGTTACTCTGAAATACAAATAAAAATATTAATTAGCCGCCCTAATTATATCAAACTTAAAAGTCGAAAGTCAAGGATTATTTTACAAATGACCAAGTTATTTCCGAAAAAAATTGAAGGATTTTGATATACACTCTTTTACACGTATATACCCACTAAAAGTGGGATTTGCTTATAGCAATTTTAGTTATATTTATTTTTTTGAATTTTTATGAGTAATTAAAATACTGAAAGGAGGGCATAAAATGCCTGAAGTTACACTCGAATCACTACGTAAAGCCATGCATGATTGCATTGGCAAAGGTATAGCTGACTACCTTAAAGCTCCAGCTCGAAGAGGATATTCTAAATTAGCAGGTGAACGTATTCCTAGTAAGAATGATGTAGCACGTGCAGTTAACCAAAACTGTAGGTACTTGAATGAGATGGCACAAAGCTTGTTTGGTGAATCTATCTTCAATGACCCCGATGATGAACCAGTCACTATCGGTACTCCTAAGTAATGAATAGGGCCTTTAATTAGGCCCTTTCACCTTTATATATATATACAAACCATTCCTTTCTGTGTTGAAATGTGAGATAAACACCACGATTCTGCGTGCAATACACGAACCAATAATGTAATAATAATCTTTGGTCTCACAAACCTTTCTAAATACACTATTTTGTGTTAACTTGGTCATAAACTTAAACGAAAGGAGAGTAAGTTATGATAGAGTTCTTTATGATAGCCATTGTTGTCACACCAATTATAGGTACGATAGCACTTTGGACTTCTTACAACCACGATAATGCTACCAAATACATTAACGAGAAGATTGATAATTTATATCATTTCTGTCCATACAAATACAAATGGCAGTTAGCAGATGATTTAGCCATGAGGGATAAAGACGCTAAGTTTTCATACCTTATGACTATGCCTAAGGCCAGCGTAAAAGAGTTATGGTTAATCGAGACAAATTAGGGTAGCTCATACGATATAGCTAGGGTGAAGTTTAGTAGCCCTAGCAATTATCGTTAAAAGATTAAAATAAAGGAGGCATGTTATGAAAAATACTAAAAAATTCTGGATGCTATTTACTTTAGCAATATTAGTATCAATAGCTAGTCAATTACTAGTATTATAATAACTGACGTAAGACCTGAGTAATGTGTCTTAGGTAATATTAGAAACACGGTAGTGAGAAATAGCAAACTACTTAATAAAGTGTCAATCAGTATATTATCTGTATAAACTGCTCAAAGATTATGTAAAGTAAGATAGCATTAATAAGCGAACCAATGATGTCAGGTATGAATCTTTCTGATGATAATAATTGGTCTTACAAAGAGTTCTTTGCAAATGGAACAGAACTGTTATGCTACTGTGGTTTGAGACTACACAGTTTAATTGAACAGTCTATACAATCAGACATAATAAGTTCTATAATAGATTTGGGTGTGACGGGAAAGTGAACGGGAGGTCGTTCGTCTATTATTTCGGTTACGTAAAAGCTAGCGAAATACAAGAGGTTATGTAGTGGGAGCTACCTCGTAAAGTACAAACGCTCCCACACTACAAAGGAGAGAAAAATGAAACAAATGACTAAAGATGAAATGCTGAAATTATATTTTAGGATTATTAATGATATAATAAATATAGATTGGGATTTCACTAAACAGAACGATAATATTCAATATGCAAAATCAATGGCTAGAAAAGAATTGTTAGAAGAGATATTAGGTGTAAAAGACGATAGTCCACTTCCAATAAAGATAAGTGGAGAAGAGGTGGTGTTATAATGTATCAATTCGTAGAAAGTAAGGCTAACTTAGGCTCAAGTATATTAGCAGCTCATGTAGTCAAGACTAAAAATGATGAAGGTCTAGAATATTATGTGACATCATTTCCAGGTGGTAGAACCAAGTGGGCTATGTTTGAAAATACACACTATGATGAGAATGTCAAACAGTTCGAAGATGGTGATGAAGAAGTAAAGAAATTCTTCAAAGGTATTCAAACTATACCTAGATATCATATATTTAAAGACAATAAAAAGATTGGATTTGCTCTTCCTAGAAATGCACACAATGCTAATGAAGAGTCATATCTATTAATACCAGAAACATTAACAGCGAACAGAACAAAGATGAAGAATTATGGCATATCAAGAACTTATTATATATTTGAAGTAAATGAGAATCATATAATAAATGATGATGGAGCCAGACTATTGTTCTTTCAATAAGGAGAGAATCATGCCAAATAAAGAGGCCAAATCTAGAAAAAGAAAGAGAATTTTAGAAAACCAACGGCTCAATAGAGAAGGAAGGACTGCCAGTCAGATAGCACGAAAGAAACAAAAAAGAGCTAGAAGAGGAATGGAAGAGAGGAAGCCATGGGAAAGAAAATATTAAAATATACAACGATATTTAGTGCGATAGCATTTCTATCGAATAGTGATGCTGGAAGAGATGCTAGAATAATGCTAGGGCCAGTATCGTTAAGTCCTTCAAAGGTTATTGAACCAATAGAAGATATGTATAAAGACGTGAAAAAGATAATCAAAAAGAAAAAGAAAAGGAAAAGATGATGAGTAAAGTAAACAAAAAGGTTCTCGGATGGGCTTTTGTAGTATCCTTGATTTTATGGGCGATATTATTAAGACCAAGTGAGACTCCAGTAGTCGAGGAATCAGTAGTAGACGAAATAGTTGAAGAAGTAGTCGAAGAAGTATCCTCAGTTGTAGTAGAAGAAGCTGAAGAAGTAAAAGAAGTAGTAGAAGATGCAGTAGAATCTGTAGAAGAAACTGTGCAACATGTAGCAATGGATGTAATGGAGGTTGCTATGACTCCTCCTCCAATTACTGAAAGAGTACTAAACTTCACAGATGATGGAATATTAATAGCACCATATCCAGACTATGATAATTTCCAAGATGCTTTTGCATTTGCAAGAGCGATGCTAGGAGATAGTGCAGAGCATGGTGAATTAAAGATATTCCTATGGAGAGGAAATAGATATCATACTGAAACTTTAGAGCAACAACAAGCTCAGGAAGAAGCTCAGGAAGATTCTATTGAGTTAGAAACTGTCAAGGCGGACACAACAGTAAATAACTAATTAAATATGAGATAGCTCGCTTTACCTCGGTTAAGTTCACGAAATCATCTCTCCGATTTCTACAGTCAACAGGTGGGCTATCTCAATATAATTTAGGAGAGGAAATAACAATGAAAACAATTAAAGAAGGAGAGAGAAAATGTGTGAATTATCATTTGCAATAGGTATATCCTTTGGTATCTTAATAGGTATCTTAGTAAATATAGTAATGGATAAATGGTTTACTTGGAAAAGAGAATTAAGAGAAGACCATGAAAAGAAAAATTAGAAAGATTAAAACCAAGCCAGCGCCTGGAATGATGTTTTTAAAAGACTTGCCAATAGGTAAGATGTTTGAAACTTCAAGTGGCATAAGAGGAGTATTGTTAGATTGTGAAATAAATGCAAAAGTAGTCATATTAGATGCGAAAGTAGAAGAAGAAGACAGACAATACTATTTAGGAAAACAAATAATAGCAGCTGAAACAGAGGTATACAAATGAATTTACTTGATATTTGGATTCTGTCTGTAATAATACTTGCTGGTGCAAATATATTATTAGTGGCAGTTCTATTTAATAAAATAGGTGAACTAAAATCAGAAAAAAGAGAAGTACAATGGTGGAAAAGAGCGCATATGATGGATATGGAATTTATGAATGAAAAGAAAAGAGCAAAAGAATGATTACCATAGATAAAATATATCCAGAAACATGCAAACATTATTCTTGTCTTGAATTTGCAACATTTGAATTTACAGATATAGAAATTCTAAAGACTGAGCAAAAAGACGGAATGATAAAAGAAGAGGTTAAGACAAGAGTTTTAGGACATGCTTGTTTTAATCACGTTGAAGAAGTGAATAAAATGTTTAAAGAACTATATGAAAGGAGAGAAAAGAAATGATTCCATTCCCATTCGGACAATTTACAAAAGAGCAACTGGATACACTTGCTAAAGAAATGGAAGAAGAACAAAAAATTGAACCAAAACAAAAAGAATGTAAACATCCTCTAAATGAAATTATTCTTGAAAGAGATTATTATGGAAAAGATGAAGATTCAGATTATACAGAATATTTTAAATGTGATAAATGTGGAGAGGAAGTAGAAACAGAATAAGGAGAGTAAAATGAAAGAAAACAAATACAAACAATTAGTTTGTTGGCATGGTGTTGTGATAGGCAAAAAAGAAGTAAAAGAATTTGAAGACTGGATGAACGATAAAGGATTTAGAGTAAAATTTGCTGATACATATATAACACTACCTGATAAAACAAATCCAGATTCAGGCGGAAGAAGTGATGCACTATTTTATATACACGATGATGATATTTATAAATTCTCAATCTGGAGACTTAAGCATGGAATGAGATGGTGGGAAGATGTCTTAAGAAATATGGAAGATAATGATAATAATATAATTCCAACTCGCATGTTATTAAAATATGAAGATAGATGGGTACAAAAATAATGAGCTGGGATGATAAAGATTGGTTGACTCGACATGCAATATTATATGATAACACAACATCTAAAGCAAGATGGGGTAATAAAAAAGAAAGAGAGAAACTTATGGGTAAAATGTCTGAATTAGACTATTTATTACAGATAGGAGATAAAGAAGTACTTGAAGAGTTCTTTATTAAAAGGAGTTTTAGCAAGTACTCTGCTGGCGTAGCAGTAAAAGAATTTACTAAAGCATACAAAGAAATACAAGAAAAGGAGAAATGTAATGAACAAAAAGATGACACAAAAGCAGGCAATCCTAAATGATTTGGTAGCTGGATTATATATAACACCTATGGATGCATTAAAAGAACATGGGTGTTTTAGATTAGCAGCCGTTGTTTGTGATTTAAGAAAAAAAGGATATGATATAAGAAAGAAAAATGATGAAAATAAGTACGCAACCTATTATATGAAGTTTTCATTCACAGATAATGATAGGATATAAGTCCAGATATTGTTAGATTTAGGGTACAAAAGGAGACAAAAAAATGGGAATTAACGACTCAACACAGAATGACCTCACGTCATATTATGACAGTTTCCTAAGAGCAAAACAAGACAATCATAAAGAGAAATATAAAGATTATAAAGGTTGGTTTAGTGCGTCTACAGCAGGCTCTTGTTTCCGTAAGCAGTATTACAATATTAACGAGTATGAGGGTTCCCAACCTGATGAAAAATCAATGCGATTAATGAGGCTGGGAACTATCGTACATAAGGATATTGCAGATGCTATGGAACACTATAGGGAAGAAATTGAATCAAGAGGACTACAGTTATTTGTAGAACATAAAGTAGTACTTGAAGACTTGAATGTTTTAGGACACCTAGATTTGGGTGTATACGATAAAGAACAGGATACATTATATATTACTGACATAAAAACTGCTCATAGTTTTAAATGGCAGAAAACATTTGGTAGAAAATATGCTAAAACTCAATCTGAAAATTACTTTTTACAACTTTCTACTTATGCTTTAGGAATGATAGAAGAAATAGGTCATGTTCCAGAAACAATAGAATTATCTCTTACTTGGTATAAGAAAGATGATTCATCAGTAAGACCTCAGAAAGTAGACAATCTATGGATGGATGAGGCAAAGAGATATTGGGAAAATTTAAGTGAAATACTTGAAGTTTTTGGAGCTGACATGCCACCAATAGGATATGAAGTTAATAATAAAAGTATAGCACCTGTAGAACAATGGGAATGCAAATACTGTCCTTATCAAAATCTTTATTGTGAGGGAATATAAATGAAAAGAAAATCGTATGAAAGAAATAGAAAATTCGCACCTGGCTTTTCTTCTAAACAAAATGGAAATAAAAATTCACCAGTTTGGGGAGATAGACAAGTTATGGTCAATGATTTATTGAAATTAGGATTAAATGAGAAACTATTAGATGCTTTAAGTAATAGAAAAATATCTGAACTGTTCCAACTTATTGGATGGGCAGCTCCAGTATTTGAAAAAGCAGAAATAACAGAAAAAGGAGCGGATGCATGAGTGCAAATGTAAAAGAAGGTGATTTAGCTATTTTAACCACAACAAATGAAAATGGAATGGTATCAATAGAAGTTTTAGAATCAATAACTACAAATCACAAGACAGTAAGTAGTGTAAAAACACCAAAAGCATATGTAAAACAAAAATTTGATGGAATGGAATATGTTGAATATTCTTATATGAGAGATATTGCTAACAAGTATTATCCAGATTGGTGTTGGACAGTAATAAAAACTGAGTTCGCTGGTACAGCAGCTTATGTAGTTCATGGTAGACTATCATGGACTGAGAATGGTTTAAAGAAATGGGGAGATGCTACAGCTTCTCACAGAATCCAAAAGAAGAGAGGTTCTGAAGAATATGTAGATTTAGGTAATGATATTAAAGCTGCTAATACCGATTGTATAAAGAAAGCTTTTAATATGTTCATGAATATTTCTGATGATATATATCGCAATCAGATTGAAGAAACCGAATTGACTCGAGATGAAAAAGAAGAAATAATATTAATTGCTCGTAAAATAGATGAAAATAAAGGTTCTGAAATTGCGAAAATGGTAGATGAAGGAACTATACATGGATTAAACTACAAAGGTGCATTAGCAAAACTAAAGAGGCAATCAAAATGAGAGAAATAGCAACGTATAATGAGCAAATTTTGACGGAAGGTTCTGAATATAGCGTAGGAACTAATGATGGTAAAGAGTTTGGCAAGGTGGCATTTGAAGGATATAAGAAACTCTATGGAAAACCTATGATGGTATTTAGAACGACTGACAATAAACAAGTAACAATAAACCCAAGCTACATGTCATTTGCTTTGGAAGAAGAAACAGATATGAATGCTGTTGCTTTTGAACAAATGATGGAAAAGGAGTAATAATGGGAAAGTTAACAAGAAAAGAAGCTGAAGAGCTTCATAAAATAGGCAAGCTAGACGATGAGACTATGAAAGTGTTGGAAAATGAAGGTCTAGTAAGTCGAAGAGCAAGAGGCGTTAGAAGAGTTATGAAAACTAAAAATGGTAGTTATGTAACTCCTCAACTTTATTTTCGTGGATTAAATAATAATGAAAATAATGAGTACAGTAACAAAATGACTGAACTTCGAGATAAAGTTAATAACCTCTTTAATGAATACACTACAGAGTTAAATAATAATAATAATAAGTAAGGATATATAAATGAAAGAACTAGATGCTACATACGACCCAAGTAAGAATCCATATACACCAATTCAAGCAGGATTTTACCCTGCTCATGTAGTTGGATTTGGAACTAGGAACGTTTCTACAAAAGTTGGAGAAGCTATTGTCGTTAATATGACATATGAAATTGCAGAACAAGCTGGAGAATTAACCCAAATAGTATATGAGATGGATGGGTATAATTACAGGTTAAATTCTATGGATGAAAAAATTCCAGTTAAGGATAAAGATGGTAAAACTCAAATGACTAAATGTACACATCTTGTAGGTAAAAAGTTTAGGGATAATGGTACATTCGTATTTACTGGAAGTGAAAGTTCAGGAAGAAACAGAAGATACTTTGACCTTCTTAGTACACTTGGTGTAGATTTGAAGGAAGATTCTAACGGTGAATTTCCACTTTCATTACTTGAAGAAGACGATGTAATTGGCGTGCCAGTACTTGCCAGGTTAGGTAGTGAGGAGTATGTTAATAAAGAAGGTGAAACAAGGACTGCATGGAAGGTATTCAGCGTCGAACAATGGAACGATGGTCAACGTCTTTCTAAAGAAGAAGTGGAAGACGATTTGCCATTCTAAATTAGAGGATGACACTTAAAAAGTGTTGACTTCGTTGGCTGGGGCTCAGTTATCGGACTCAAGCTGGGCCCCAAAAATTAAAGGAACATCATGAACGTATCAACCGCAACAATAAAATTTTCAAGACAAGAAATAGAAACATTACTTAACGCATTAGATTTAGCCCTTAGTATAAATTTGCCTATAGATGAAGAGTTTTTAAAGCCTTATCATTCTGTAAAAAAAGACCTAAATGATATTAGGAAACAATTAATTGATGGCGAACAAGAATCAAATGGACATATGACAAAAGAAGATTTCTATGGTGATGTTTGTCAAAACTGTGAATAGGAGAAATTATGTTATTCAAATACTTAGAGGAAACAATGCCAAATCCTAATCATTGCATAGATTGTGATAAACCAATGCAATATAGCAGAGGATTATGTGATGATTGTTATAATAAAGAAGAGAGAATTAGAGGAATGGGAGAAAATATAAATGAAAACGAAGAAATCAGGTCCAAGACCGAAGAAATACAGCAGAGAGTGGGATTGGAAGTACGCCAATAGAGGATGGAGATATAAAAGAGATGCTCCATATGATAAAGAATGGCAAGAAGATAGACGTAAACTTTTTAAAGAAGCTGGAAATGGATGGTGGTTATTAAAAGGAACGCCAGAATATGCAATACACTTAAGGAGAGTAAAGAAAGAAAATGAAATGTCCTAATTGTGGTATTCAAATTGCACAATGGAAAAGTTCATATAATGACATACAAATAAATGAAATGATGAGCGATAAAAGCAAGGAATACAAAAATTTATTAAAAAATATAATAAGAAAAGTGAGAAATTCAATTCCTTCTAACGATAATAAGAAACAAATAAGTAATTTTATTTCAAATGCTATGATGTATGATTATAAAACATTAGACATGGCAATAAATAATTACATTAGAAATGCTTATATGTATGAAGGAAAAGGATTTAATTATCTGTTAAAAGTAATAAGAACCTTTGATGAAGACAAAGATAGAATCATTGAAAATGAAAAAAAGAGGTTCGGAACCAGCCCTCCTGTTATAATATGGGATGGCACAATGGAGGAGCAAAATGCCTGAAAAGAAAAAAGTTAAAACCAAAAAGAAGCCTTTAGATGAAAAAACAAAACATGATGAATGGGTTGTTGATAAATTGGCTGAAATAGTAGCACTGTTAGAAGAACATGATAGATTATTGACAAGAATAAAAACAAGGATGGGATTATAATGCCTAATTGGTGTCAAAATAAATTAATGATATCTGCGAAAAAAGAAGAAGATATGAAAGAATTTAAAGATAAAGCTTTTAAAAAGGATAAACATGGAGCAGAGGTTTTTAAATTTAATAATCTTATTCCAAGGCCAGAAGAAGAAGAAGATTGGTATACTTGGAATCGCAATAATTGGGGAACAAAATGGGATGTTGAAGCTATGACAGATACAGAAGATGCTACATGGATGGAACTAGAATTTGATACAGCTTGGGGCCCACCAGAACAAATTTATTTACATATGTTTAATAGATTTCCCAATCTTAACATATCGTGGTTCTATCATGAGCCTGGAATGCAACTCGCAGGATATTTAAACGATTAAATTAAGAGCGTTGAAGCGCGTAAAATCGGATGGGCCTCTATTCTTAAGTGAAAATGCCTTACCTAAATCCAGACGTGGTTGAACCAACTTAATGAACCCAAAAGTTAGCATGCGCAGGGTTCGCTCTTAAAAACTTAAAGGAGAAACAAATGAAAATGTTAGAAACACTATTCCCAGTAAAAGAGTACCCAGCATATCATGAAGCTGGTACTTGGGCAAAATCTGATGAAAATGAGAATTTAAATAATACTGGATATAAATTTATAATAAGAGAAGATACTGGTAATGTAATAAGTTGTGTAACAGATAAATATAAGATGGTTACTAATCAACAAGTTATTGACGCTGCTAAGCCAGTAATAAAAGATATTGGAGCAGTATTAACTGAAGAAAAAACTTTTGCTAATGGAGCAAGAAGTATTTGGACTTGGAAGATTCCAGATGTGAAAGTTAAAATTGACAATAAAGATTATGTGAATCCTACATTAACACTAAAGAATAGTTATGATGGAAGTGTTCAATTACATATTTTAGCAGGAGCATTTAGATTAGTATGTTCTAATGGATTAACTATTGGTACTACTATTAGCAATAAAGTTAATAAACATTCAATCTATAATGTTAATCTAGATAAAATAGATGAATCAATTAAAGATACAGTAGATTCAATTAAGAATGTATTTAAAAATGATTTTCCACTTTTAGTTAATACTAAGATAAGTCCTAAACATATTCACAATTTAATAAAGATGTTCCCAGATTTTACTATTGGTTCATTAACACAATATATAATGGGTCATTCTATGAATACATTTTGGGATTTATTGAATGCTGCAACTTGGGTAGCAACTCATACAATGAAGAGAAACTATGAGTCTACTCATAAATTGGAGAATAAAATATATCCTTCAATTACTAAATGGGCGAATCAAGTCGCTAAGTCATGACATCTGTACAGTTTTACGACTGTCCTGTTGTAATACCTTATTATGGTGGTAAGTTTAGATTGAGTACACAGCTCGTTCCTATGCTTGCCACACATGAAAGGTACTTTGAAGTCTTCGCAGGCGGACTAAGTATGTTCTTTCGTAAGAATAGAGCAAAGTATAGTGTCATAAATGATATAGATAATGATATAATCAATCTATATACTTGTGTTATAAAACATTTCGAAAAATTAATTGATACCTTATATTGGCTTCCTAAGAGCAGAGAGATATTCAATGATGCAAAATCTACTGTCAAGTCCAGCAAGGATATTAATATACCAGATGTAGAAAGAGCAGCTAAGTATTTCTACTCTATTCGTAATGGATTTAACAAAATACCTACTGGAACCTTTTCAAAAACATCTACTTGGAATACATCTGAGATAATAGAGAACTTAAAATACTCAAGAAAATTCTTTGATGATACTACAATTGAGAATTTAGACTTCAGAAAACTTATTGTAGATTGGAAACCAAAGAAAGGTGATATGTGGTATCTAGACCCACCATATATAATTGCAACAGAAAGAGGTGATTATTATATGGCAGACTTTGGTGTAGATGAACATGAAGATATGATAGAATGTGTTGATTACATAGATAGGCATGGTGCGAAGTTTATGGTTAGCTATGATGACAGAGAAGTAATTAGAGAAATGTATTCTGATTACAATATATATGAAATAGAAACACAATATGCTGGTAGGAATGAAGATGATGTAAAATATTTTATTGAACTAGTAATAACAAATTATGATACAGAACCTCCTCAACTAGAGATGTTCTAGAAAGGAATAAAATGCAATTAAAACCCTCACCTAAAAATTATGATGCCGAAGAATCTTTACTTGGGTGTGTACTATTAAAGGGAAAAGAGATATATGAAAGAGTATCGCCTTGGATTAGAGTAAGTGAAGCTTTTCATAGTAAAGAAAATAAAAGAATATGGGAAACAGTTGTTGTACTATACAAAGAAAACTCTCCCATAGATATTGTTACTGTAAATGAAAAATCCAAAGCAATATTTAATAAAGAAGATGCTATATCAAGTTACTATCTAAGTGGGTTGCCACAGCAAGTACCTACTACTGCTAATGCAGAGGAATATGCAAGGATTATTTGGGAAAAATATATTCAAAGAGAAACTGCTAAGAGTGCTAATAGATTGTATAATTTAAGTTTTGATAATGGAGAAGATATACAAAGAATACTTGATGAGCATACAAGATTAGTAGAAGAGCTAAAGGAGATACAACCATCCAGAGCCAAAACAATAGAAGATATTGTTGAAGAAGCCAAGGTTAATATCAAGGAAGGTGGCAACATCATTCCATTTGGTATGGGAGTTCTAGATTACCCCGCAGGGGGAATGACAAGAAAGGAAATAACAGTTCTTGGAGGAAGACCAGGTCATGGCAAAACAACATTAATGATTAATGTATTGAAGAGTTTAATAGAGCAAGGATTAAAAGTAATGTTATTCAATCGTGAGATGAGTAATACTGAAATGATAAAGAAGATGTGTGTACTTGAAGATTCTCAATTATTATATGCTAATGTTAGAAGAAATGATTTTAGTGATGGCTCAGATGTATTAATGGAAATGCAATTAAAGAATATAAAAGAGAAGTATTCTAATCTTATTATGTATGACCATATCAGGTCTTTAAGTGATACTATGTCTGAGATATCAAAGCATAAACCAGATGTAATCATTGATGACTACATTCAATTAATACAAGCTGATGGAGCGAATGAAGGAAGGCGATTTGAAATTGAAAAAATAATGCAAGAATATAAATGGATATGTAAAAGTGAAAATGCTAGTGCTTTCTTACTTAGCCAATTGAACAGGGAGATGGATAGAAGAATTAACCCAGAACCCAGAATGAGTGATTATTCAGAGAGTGGTGTTATAGAACAAACAGCTGAAACTGCTATGTTTGTATTCTATGGATACAACCATGATAGTCAATCATACGACAGATTTGAGAGTAAAATCATCTCTGCAAAGGCAAGGTATGGTAATGTAGGAAGTTATATGGTGGGATTTAACGGAAATAAGTGTAAATTCTATCAAAATAGAGAAGAAGCATTCATTGATACCGAAGATAAAAAAGATAAAGAGGCCAGAAAGAAATGAGTGCTTTATGTGTTCTACTTTTGGATATGCTGATATGTATATATATGTAGCACCAGTCTCAAAAGAAGAATTAATAGTATGCAAAAAATGTGCAATTAGAGAACATTATGGTACAAAGGCAACGCAAACGAAGAGATACAAGAAAGACAAAGAGAAGAACAGGTTATTTGGAGAAGAAATACATAGCAATTGACCCAGGCAAGTCTGGTGGAGTTGCAGTTCTTCACGAAGACCATGTAGATGCTTACAAATGTCCGCCAACATTTAAGGAAATGGCTGAATTAATAAAGTTAATTAGTAATGATTCCTACATATGCACACTAGAAAAAGTTCATGCTTTCCCAACAGATGGAAGAAGTTCAGCGTTTAAGTTTGGAGTGAATTATGGTGCTTGGATAGGAATCCTAGAATCCAATGATGTAGATTATGAGTTAGTGATGCCGAGAGTATGGCAAAAGGATTTTAATCTACCAAAAAATAAGAAGGAGAGGAAACAAGAATTGAAAAAAATAGCAAAGTGTTTTCACGAAAAAGCAACGTTATATACATCAGATGCAATCTGTATAGCAATATGGAGGAGAGCAAATGATGGGTAAAATGAACATAGACAACATAAAAACAGACACAAAATATGATATGCTAAGAGTCATATTAGAAGCCAATTTAGAATTAATGAAAATGGCTGAATCATCAACAGATGAAGAGAGAGATATAGTAACTTATTCAATATTACAAGGATTAGTTGAATTTACTTCAACAATGAATAGTACATATAATTTTCCGAAATCTTAATTAGGCAGTAGGTTCTTTGGTACTCGGCAGGTTTTTATTCTTCAGTATTTTCCCTGTCGAGTCCTACTGTCTTCTTTCTAAAGCTTGTAAAGCTAATTCCAAATCTTTAGGTAGTATCTTTTCCCTAGCAGCTCTCTGAACTTTCTGTCTTTTTCTAGCTTCGGCTGTAGGATATAATCCAAACTCTGCTTGAATCGGCCATCCAATTCTTCCTGATAATAATTGTGGTATGTGCTGTTCATATGCTCTACCAGCAGCTGTATTAAGAATCCTTAGAGCTTGTGACGTTTTCGAGGAACGAGTGTTAGGGTCGTATTTCTCCATACCTGATATCTTTGCCAACAATCCATCCTCATCTAGATTTATAAAATCCATCATCACACCTATATCTATAAGGTCAGATGTAATAGGGCCTCCAAAGGTTGCTATAACAGGACCCTTACCATAGAAAGCTTCTTTAATTTCTTCCTCATCACCTGTAAATGCTACAGCCAATTGTTTCATTCTTTCTGCTGTATCATGCTCAATAAGATTATCAAAGTCCATACCTGTTATCGCAGCTGCAAGAACTGGTGCTAAAAAGTATGCTTTCGCCATATTATATGCTTTAAACATACCTTGAGCATCTTGACCTGGCTTAATATTACCAGATAGTACATCATGTTTAGCTTCCCTCATTATTTTAAGGTTGCGCTCGAAGAACTCAAAACTATAGTGTTGGAATTGCAACATGAATTTACCTACTGGATTTCTAGTCCACTTACTTCTAGCATATTCTGCATAATCAAAGTGATTAAGTACTGTCATATTGATTGCATAATTTCTTGCTCTACTTCTAATACTATTCTGTATTTGCTTTTCTGTAATATCTGGATTCTTATCTTTTAATACTTCTCTATATCTAGGGCCATCTAACCAATCATACATCTGAGCCCAAGCTATTTTAAATGTTCTCTTTCTATTAGAGTTCTCTGCCATTCTGTGAAGTACACTAGCTTTACCAGCAGCCCAACCTACCTTATCAGCAACTCTTTCAAGTCTACCCTTCTTGTGAAATTCATGTTTACCTGTTTGTTCATTAAAAGATAATTGTCTAAAAGTAGATGCTGGGGCTGAGACTTGACTTTCAATTAATTGTGGAGATACTTCATCAAATAATAATCCCACCTTTTTTAACTCACCTTCAAGACTTTCTTCTGTAACCCCAGACATTCTATTGATAATCTCTTTTGCTTTTTTCCATTGACCAGGTCCCCATTCCACATAATCTAATAATCTTTGAAACCAGTTTCTAGCCGCACCTCTGGGATTAATACCTAGTTTAGATATAAACTCAAATCCAAGAACAGTTCTCATTAAAGCCCTAGTCTTGGGAGATAAATTCATATCACCATTAGCAGCTGTATGCAAATCAGTTACATATTTAACAATATTTTCACCATAACCTTTAGCATTACCATCTGTCTTATATATTCTTTCAACACTAGTTAATCCTTCAACATAATGTTTATCCATAAATGCTTGGTAATTAAATCTATTTACATCATGGATATAATTAGTGACAGAATTAAGAAAGTTTCTACTATATTGATAATCCTGAGTTCTTCCCTTAACATGGTTACTAACATAATTATCCATAGCATCTACTACTTCTCTTAATGTTTGATTACCTGACTTACTTTTAATATACATATTAGATGCAGTTTGTATATTATCAAAATGAGGCATTAGTCCATTCATAAAATCAACATGTAAATCTCTAGTATAATGAGGATAAAATCCAGCCCCCTCATACTTAGGCATTAACTTATCTTGTAATTTTTTCTTTACTTCTCTAAGCTTAGCAAGGCTCATATCTCCTTTAGATACTTGCATTCTTTCTATAATACTATCTATTCTAGCATCAACTCCATTCTTTAATTGTTTATATAACCCATCCATAAGTGTTTTATAACTTACTAAAGCATTATACATGTCTTTACTTAATGGAGAACCATCCTTTGTTTTAGCCTCTGCTAGGTCTAAAGCATCTAGTTGGATATTTAATTTACCTTCTCTTACTTTTTGCTTATCTTTCTCAGAAAGAGATTTAAATTTCTTAGACTCTATCCTACCTAAATCATTTTCAACTGTCCACAATAAATCATCATAAACTTTTAAATATGTTTTACTTACATAAGAATCTATTTCTTTTTGTATCTTAGAAATCTCACTAGTATTAACAGTATCTTTATTCTTATAATCAACAATTGCTTGTTGTAAAGCATCGTCTAATTTTTTCATTTCCTTTTGAACACCACTAGTTTTAATACCCATCTTACTTATAATACCTCTGCTTATAGATTCTTTTTCTATACTACCCATGATACCTTGCATAAGATTTTTATTAGTAGATGATTGTTCTCTAAAATAGAAGTCAGACCTCTGCATATTTCTCAAAACAGAACCAATAACAGGGTCTTTCTTTCCTTGATGTGATGTTTGCCAGAATGAGGTTACAAATGCATTACCTAAATTCCCTCTAGATATTGCAGTATTTAATTCTTTTAATCTATGCTCGTAAGACCTTAATTGACCTTTTGTTATATCGTTTGCTCTTAACCCTATCTCTTCAAGTGGCATAAGAAACTCAGATTCTACAAGTTTCATAGCAGCTTCATATGGGTCTCTAAAGGTTTGCTTAACCTTTGGTGACTCAGCCCACTTTTTTATTTTCTTTCCTAAGTCTCTCGCATTAGGTAAACATACAGAAGCCATTAATTATCCTTTCTATTCACACCTTTTTATAAATTCGTCTATTTGCTTTTCAGACCTTTCAGTCTTCCATCCAAGTTTTTCTTGTGATTCTTTTAATTCATTCTTTACTTGAACAACTTCTTTTAATTTTTTCAATGTATATGCAGGTTTCTGTTCTAAACTTATACCCTTAAAGAACCCAGACCCTACATGTCCACCATTAATAATATACACAGGATTATTTAATATTCTCTTAACAGTAGCATCTTTCATATCTTCCATCTTACCACCAGTTAATACTTCATTGACTAATCTCTTAACATCTTTCTCTATAGTAGCCCTTGTTGCTAAATATTTGATTGGGTCTATTACTCTATTAGATATCATATCAGCTTTTAATCCATTCATAGTATTAAGATAGTCTTTAAACTCAGCCTCTTTACCAGACAATTTCATTATATCATTATAGAAACTTAATAAATTATCATTCATTAATTCAAATCCACTACTTATTCTATTAGTATCTCTAGTCCATCTAATACTATTAAAGTCTCCAGCAACCTTTTCTAATTCTTTTCCAAAACTAGGAAGTCTAATATTTTCTAATCCAAATCTAATAGGATTCTCTTTAGTACCTATATTAACAGTAAAGTTAGGGTCTCCAAGATTCCTCATATCATATTTCTTATCATAGAATCTTTGGAAATTAGACTCTGTTGTTTGTATTATTCTTAGCAATTGAGACGCAATATCTTTTTCTGCTGATTGAAATTTTATTCTAGAATCATCAGCTTCTTTTTCATTAATAAGTCTCGTAAGGAATTGCAATCCCTTTTTATATCTAGCAGACTTTCCATAAGGCATTGGAAGTAATCTTCCTCTGTGGATACCAATATTATAATCATTTCTTGGAGAAGCCATGAACTCTAATATAAAAGGAGTACCATAATCTGCTAATCCTTTTGATAAAAGTTGAAATTGAACATCTTCAAAAGTACTTATAGTAGGCATATCTCTAAGGAAATCTAACTGTCTCTTATTTAATACAGTCTTATCTCCATGTTGTAATATATCAGCAAGAGAAGTACTATTACCATAGAACATCTTTCTTACATCTTTAATATATTTTAAATATTCTCTACCATCTCTACTTAATGGGGTATGTAAATGTTCTTTTATAGATTCAATAGTATCAAATTGGATTACACCTTCCTTAGCTTCTTTACCTTCTACAGGCGTAAAAGTAAACTTCTTTAAATCCTTACCTTTTCTAGTCTCCCAATATTTATCTGGTATAATCCCTGCTCCACCTTTTATTAATTTTTCTTCTATTGTTTTAATAGTCTCATTAATCTTTTTAATAATACTTTGCTTAGCTCTATATGAAATGTCATTTCTATTTTGAGTTTGCATTATGCTTCTCTTCATATTAGAAATATAATAAGCACCAGAATTATAATCTGATATTGTCTTCATAATGTTAGATTGCATATTTTCTATTGAACCAGTATACTCTGATAAATTCCCAGTTCTTAATTGCTGATACCAAGAATCCATATATTGTACCATTTCACCAGTAACACTTGGTTTGTTTTCAAATCCTGGCTCTTTTCTATTTCCAAATACATCAGCTTCCCATAGAGGTCTTAAAGACCTTTCCAGTACGTTCCCTCTTTCCCCAGTATATATTGACTGACTATTTTGCTTTATCTGTTCACCAGGCCCATCAAATATATTTAACTCAGGTACAAAATCTTTCTTTCTTTTTTTAGTTATCTTATCTGGCTTACCATACTTAATACTCTTTGGTTGCCACATTGTTTTAAACTGACTATCTTTCCAATAAGGATTACCAGACTTATCTTTCTTCCATCTTAATTTATAATAAAGATTCTTACTTAAATCTCTATGAAAATTGAAATATCCATCAGCAGCTTCATATACATCATCATACTTAGTAGCCCTCTGCTCACTTAATTGAGTAAATGTTTTCTCTCCTGCTACATTAAGTAGTTTACTATATTCTCTCATCATAGTCTTAATCATATCTTTTTCAAGACTAGTTAATACGTGTTCAGTACCATCTTCTGCAAATTTTCTAAATATTCTTAAACGCTTTGATACACTTTTGTTTGTTATATTCTGATTAATAAAGCCAGGGCCTTCTCTTTGTATTCTATTAGGTGTAATACTTTCTTCAATCTGAGGGAATAGATATCTATCTTTCCAATTTCTAACATCTCTCATTAATTCTGTATTAACACCACCACCCATATCAATCATATACTGAGCTTCTAAAGCAGCTCTTGTATAATAATCAAGATTATCAAAGTCTATTGTAATTCTATACTTCTCCCCTTGAGGGCCTGGAGTAAAAAATAATATCTTAGGTCTACGTTTCTCTGCTCCAAATCTTGCATCTAATGCTACATCACCCTTACCAGACATTGCTATTGCATCTAAGTTATTTAACATTCTTGGTACTTTTTGAACTACACCTATAGTTTTCTTAGCAACATCAGCACTCGCAGCCATGTCTTGTATATTTCTTACTATAGTTTCTGGATTATCAGCCCAACTAAAAGTTGATGGCTTCTTTAATGATGTAGGGTCTACAGCTTGTACATATAATCCAGCAGCTCTTTCAGCATATTTATGCATTGTCTTTCTTGCACCATAAAAATAATCTACTTTATCAGCATCGTAGTCACCTTCAAATATATTAACAACGTCAAGACTATTAACAAGAGCAGCCCTTCCATATTCTTTTCTTAGGAATCCTCTTAATCCAAGAATTGCCATATCATTTGGTCTTGTATGAGGTTTTCTATTTGCTAATATACCAATTTGTAAATCTTTACTATAAGGTTTAACTCCTGTTTTACCAATTTCAATCATATCATATAATTCGCCAAGACTAAAACCTTCCTTCATCATATCTTCCCAGATATATTTCTTACCTTCTGTTCTAGTTTCATAACTACCAAAGAACTCTTTAGGGTCAATTACTTTAGCACCATCTACAAGAACCATCTCTCTACCACTTTTAGATATCTCAGAAAGACTTGCAGACCTTTCATGTTGTCCAATCATTATTTCACCACGAAGTTTCATCTTGCCATCAGTACCTACAATGGTTGGGTTCAATCTATGTCTAGCATCTGCAACCTGTATTAGTGGTGCTTGACCTCCATACCTTGCATCTAAATTTTGTTCTGTTTTAATAGAAGACCTTTTACCATTTAAAATACTATTGATAAAAGTATTGTACATCTTGTTCTTAACAATCTGGTCACTATAAGACATTGGATTAGCATCTGTATGCATAGCTGCGTATCTAACTATATTATTCATATGTTGGGCTCCACCACTAGCTGGGTCAATACCAACTCCTTCATTACCCAAAATATCTAATACAAATCTTCTAAGTCTAAGAGGGTCTACATTCAAATCTTTCATAGACTGAACAGCTTGTCTTATATCAGACTCATAGTTTTGTCTAAACATCAAGTCAAGTTCTGCTTGTCTCATATAGTTAAAATCACTTGTAGATTCCTTTGCACTCTTCATTGCTAAATCTACTTCTGGTTTAAATCCTAAAGCATCAATAGGTATCTGTCTTATCTTTTGTTGACCAATAGGTCTCATAGAGTTAATTCTATTATAAGGTTGATTTATAACTGTAACATCTAATCCATCTCTCTTGCGACCTTCGTTATAAGCCTTTGCTCCAGTAGATGCTAATAAAATATCTACACCACGATTAGTTTCAAAGAATGGGTCTAATGATTTATCGTAAATAAATAATGTTTTACCCATTAATAATTGACCACTTCTACCACCTGATGCAATAGTAGGTTTAATAGGATTAGTAGATTCTGGATTATGACCCATCATAGCATGTAAGTATCTCATCTGACTACGACTAACAAATCCTATACTATCAAACGATGATACGTTCTCATGAGCATTTCCCATTACACCATCAAAGAAATCAGCTCTTTGCTTTTGAGTAAATCCTCTATCTTTAAGAACTCTTTCTACTTCAGTTCTAACATTTGCATAATCAGCATCATTCCATATAGCAACACCAAATCCATTTTGTCTCATTACCTTATTCAATGCATCGTATGTTGCATTATCTTTTATAGCATCTCTATATATTGTACTCATACTATGTACGAGATTTCTATCTGCTTTAATAAAATTCTTTGAATCATATAATTTGATTCTACCCATTGTCTTTTCTACATCAACATCATTTAAAAAGTCTTCTAGTTTTCTATTCTTCTTTTGACCTTTTAACATATCATTGAATACAAGCTGAGACAACATTACTTGATGGTCAAAGTCTGTTGGTTTACCAAATGCATCTGGGTCTTCTATTTTCTTTGCTATTTCTTCAATTCTACGTTTTATTCCATCGTTTAAATTTCTATTCTTTAAAGCCCACTCAGCAAATCTAGCATAAGAACCATGCATATTCTCTAAACTTTGTCTTGGTATAGCAATAGGAGAAGTATCCTTTGATATTTGGAATATGACCATTCCATCTGGATGCTCAGAACCAAAAGACCTACTCCTCATATTTAATAATCTGCCAACTTCCTCCCTTAAAGGTTGTATTCTATTTCTCTCCCATTGAGGTAAATCAGATGAGTTTCCAAACATATCAACAAATCTTCTTTGGATTCTTCCTTGAAATTGCTCATATACAATAGCTTCTTTTTCAATTATAGTTGCTGGAAGATTTAACTCTTCTTCTATTAATCTTCTAAGTCTAGTATCCTGTTGGAATACTTCTTTCTCTATTACATTACCATTCTCAAATTTAAAAGAGTTAACTTTAACAGAATTATATTGACTTGCTATTAACTTAACTACATCTCTTGCAATTTCTTTTCTAACAGATGGTTGTTCTGCTGGAGCAACTTCTTGAAATGTAATCCATTCTCCCTTATCATTCTTAACGTGGATTCTATCAAGTACATTTTTAATTACATCAGCAGCTGGAACTCTATCTTCTAGAGGAGCATGCTTAGATAATATTAATTCATCAATTACTTTTCTTTTTAATTCTTTACTCTCTACAGAATAATCAGTATAATCTATGTTATACTTTTGTAAAAATCTATTAGCATCAAATCTATGGTCTATCTCTGGTAAAGAAGCCTCATCCATAGCAGCTCTTGCGGCTTGCTCTTCTCTTGCTATTGTTTCTTGTATATACTCTGGAGTAAATCCTTGCTTTTCTACCCTGCGTAATAATCTAGCAGCCAATTCTTCATTGAATTTCTTCATATTTAGATTCCATCCAGTAGAAGATTTCTTACTATATTCTAATACTCCATTCTTACTAAGCCAATTAACAACATCTGGAGAACCTCCCTCCATAACATATTGTCCTACTGCATGAGTAAGTTTTTGACCTCTTGGTAAATTATCAATAAATTCTAATAAGGCTTCTCTTGCTGGTGCTTGAGCAACTACCCCTTCATACTTTGGTAATGCATTTACTAAAGCAGTTATATCATTACTATTTACTACTTTCTTTTTACCAGCTGATTTTATTAATCCATTACTCTTTTGTATTAATGTGAGAGCAAAATTATTATATTCAATTGCTTGAGACTTAGAGCCAGGAGGTACAAATTCAGCATCAATCATTGAGATTTCAAATCCTTGTTGACCTTGCTTTAGATTCATATTAAAATTAGACATCTCCATGTCAGCAATTCTCATAAAGGCATTCATTTCTTCAAGTTGTAGATTAGGAGCATTTTTAATCTTATCTCTTATAATATAATTCATGGTATCTTGGAATATCCACTCTGGCATTTTATGGATATCCTTCATTCCACTATCTCTAAGGAAGTTAGATAGTTGGTCTACCTTACTTACCTCTATTGTTACCCTATCTATATCTTGAGATTTTTCATATCCCCCACTTATTGATTGCAACATCTGAACTCTTCTTAAAACTCTCTTTAACTCTGGAGTCCTTTCTGCTATAACAGCTTCTGATGTTCCTTCTGGGAATTTTAATTCTATTTTACTTAGGTCTGCTCTCAATAAAGGATTAGTAACTCCTTCTCCTACGAGCAATCCAGAACCTCTTAGAAAAGATATAAGAGCATCTCTTTGCTCAAAGTTTCTACTAAAAACATGGCTCATCATGTTAGAACTTTCAATTGCCATATTTCTTCCTAAGATAGCAAAGTAATCTGGAGCTGAACCAGCAAAAGTAAAACTATCTGAATAAGACATCTTACTAGGGAATCCTTCGTTTATCCTCTGCTCTGCATTAACAACAGCTTCAAATACATTTCTAAGAGTAGATTCGTTTCTTACAGTTTTAGTTTCTTGACCAGCTGGCATTGCTTTTGCTTTACCCATAGCTGTAGAAGCTGTAACAATCATTCCATAACCATCTAATTTATCCATTAGCATTTTCTCTGCTACTTTACCATCCGTTATCTTCTCTCCATTTGCATCTCTAATCCATTCGAGTTTACCATCTCTTGCTCTTTGAAGTAATTCTTCTGATGCTATGATTGTCTCAGGAGATTGATATTTACCTTGAGCATCTCTTATAATTTCTAACTCAGCTATCTCATCTCCTTGTTTTACTTTCTCAAGAATATTAGGGAACTCTCCCTCTAACTTCTGAGTACTCTTTACACTAGCTTCGTCAAAGTGTCTATCATATTCTTTAAGATTTTTTAGACCAGTCTCTTTTTCAAATATCCTAACAATCTCCCTGGCTTCTCTTGCACTTGTTTCATCAAGAGGTTTTAGATATTCAAAATGATTACTTAATTCATCTCTAATTTTTTCATATTTAGTATTACCTTGAACCTTAGCACTTACTTCTCCCTCTGGAAGTTTTCCTTCAGTAGCTTCAAATACTTTACTTCCTAACCCACCTCTTTCAAAAGCAGCCATTGTTTCTTTATGCACTTGAGGATTAACTCCATTAGCAAATCTACTAGGAGTATTTTTAAAAGAAGGAATTTCTGATGGTAATGTTTCTACCTTAACTCCAAGACCCAATAGATTTGAACGTAATCTATTCATCTTATTAGAGTTTAAATCAAAACTTGCTGGGTTTCTACCAATCTGTAGATAAGCACCTATAAGAAAATGAGGTAATACATCATGAATACCTACTTCAGTACCATGTAAAAACATATCTGCAAAAGTATGAAAGTTAAAAGCAGCTCCTCCACCTAACATTCTAAACCAATTCTTACCAATATTAGTTATACCTTCTCCAGTAGATGCTTTAATTAATTCCTTACCCCATGTATTTCTTTCTTTTTCAAGGAATCCGATTAATGCCCTTCTACCTTCAGCAACTCCGAATTTCTCATTTAATTGTTTAAATATATTCTCGGATAGTAATCCGATAGTTTTTGTTTTTCCAGCATGATTAATTGATACTACATGAGAGCCTTCTAAAGTTCTCTCTAATTGTTCTCCAAAGAACTTAGATGTTGCTTTTAATTGGTCATCAGTCCAATCTTTATAAGGAGCTTTCTTACTAAAGGCTGCCCTTACACCAGTTCTGAAGTCTTTAGCCCAAGCTGCTCCCTTACCTACTGGATTCATCCATTGTAATTGAGAGAATACAAGTCCAGTACTTGCTCCCCACATTGGAGCAGTCCAATCAAAATTAGACATTCCAAAATATGAATCTGGGTCAGTTGGGTCAAAGATACGAACTCCTTCAAAAGCAGTATCAATCATTCCAAACATTAAGGCTTCATTAACTGCATGAGAAGCTACCCTTGCCATTCTAGGATTAGATTTAAACAATCCTCTAGCATGCATTAATCCAACAAAATCTTGAAGAGGTCTTTTGGTAAAGTTCTCTCCAAACATTTTCTTTATTGCTACAGATTCAGCCTGTGTTATTCTTCCTGTTCTTACTGCATCATCTGTATAATTAACTAATAAATCTGTTGCTTTAGTTCCAAAATTTCTTGCAGTATCAGGGTCTATCTGTGCTTTCTGAGCAAGTTTTCTATAGTGACCTGTAATATCTTTGGCTACTTTTTTATCTACACCATGCTCAGATGCTCTTTTAAGCATACCCTTAGCAGCTTCTCCAACAGTTCTAAATCCATCTTTCTTTATAAATGGAGCTGCAACTCTCTGTACTGCTTTTGCACCTAATTTCATAGGACCACCTGCGATAAATCCTGCTAGACCACCAACTGCTCCAGCATATTTACCTAATGGGTCTTGGAAATCTAAAAACTTTTCTTCTTCTACAAATCTACCTGCGACTCCAAATGTTGCACTATCTATTGCACTCCACAATCCAACACCTACAGCATTTAAAGCACTACCAACTGCTAAAGAAGGAGGTTCTTCTACTGGGTCTGGTTCTTCCCACGGGTATAAAGATTGAGTAGGTTGAGTTTGAGCAGGGATAGATGCTGATGGAACTTGAGGAGTTTGTCCTCCTCCTCCACCAAGACCTTGAGTTTGTAAAAAGGCGGCTACATCAGCCTCAGAGACTGCTTTACCATGCCTTTTTTCTAGTTCCTCTTTTAGTCTAAGAGTTAGATTATCAGCCATATTTACCGACCACTAAGAGATTCTTTTTGCTCTACCAATTTCTTTATATCATTTGAAAGTTGTAAGATTTGAACACTCTTTGTTTGTTCTGCCCATTTCTTTGAAGGAACATCGAATAATTTCTCGAATGTTTTACCAATAAATCCTGGTTCTTCAAAAGCTTTTCTTGTGAATCCAGCAGGATTGACTGCAATATTCTCTGATACTGCAAACTCTTTCGCAGCTTCAGAAGTTAATTTCTCACCTTCTCTTGGGCCTATAAGCTTTGCTAATCTATCAGCTTCTTGAGAGTGTCTTTTAGCAGATGTAGTATCTCCAGCGTCTTCGGAAATCTTTGCTTGTCTTCTTTGCCAAGTTAATTCTTCTCCCCACCTTTGATAATCCCCCATCAATTCATCCTTCTCTCCTGCTAATAAACTTAATCTTGCTTGTTTAGTTGTAATATCCTCATTTATCTTTTCTAATTTTGACCTAACTTCTTCAGTTTTTGTTGGGTCTAGGAAGTCTAAAGATTGAATTATATCTTCATCTGTAGCACCTAAATCAATTTTTTGTATATCTATTTGAGTAGGAGAAAGAGGTTTTTGGTCTGGGCCTAATCCAAGAGTTGCACCAGCCTGAGATACAAGAGATTCAAAATCTACACCAGCTATATCAGCATCAGCTACACCACTTACAGTTACTGGAGTATCTACCTTATAATCACCAGCTGCAATTTCCATTCTTTCTTTATCAATATTATCAAGAGCAGTCATAGCATCACTTACTCCAAGAAAAACATCTGCTGTCATATCTCTTTGTAGAGGGTCTGGCCCTTTATATAACAAACCTGACCTTTCAAGAGATTTAATAAACTTAGAAGATTGAGTAAATCCAGTACTCTCATATATATCATAATCTCTTGCAACTTTTCTACCAAAGCTTACAGCTAAGTCTTGTGCTGATTGTGCAAGTAATGGATTCTTAGCCGCCATAGAATATGTATTTGCTATATTAACTATCTCGGTAGCTTGAGCAGGTGTAAATCCGTATGCTATCTCTCCTCTTTTAGCTTTAGTTTTTGTTAATGCATTAATAATCTTATCTGTTTTTTTCAATGCTCCAGTTTCTGCATCTGTCTGAGCTTTTACAATAGGAGCAAGAGAACTAATCTTTGTATATATTTGTGATGCATCTTGACCAATAGCTTCAGTAGTAGATTTCTTTGCATAATCTAATGCACTCATTATATCTTCTCTTTGCCTACCTTCTTCTCTAAATCTTTGCTGAGACTCAAATTGCATAGCTTGTAATGCCATAGCCATCTCAGCCTGTCTTGCTTGTCTTTCGGATGCTAATCCTTGTCTATATGCACTTAATATTTCACTTAATGCCATTACAATCCCCTAAACATTAAAAATTCCTAAGAATTTCTTATTAGCTTGTGCTTTAGCTTCTGCCATTTCATACCTTAACCTTGATTGCTCAGATTGTATTCTTCCTCTTTCTGCACCTTCCCACTCAGATATATCCATTAGTTTTTGACCTAATACATCTTGAAGGCCTTGCTTTTGGAATCCAAAGGAAGTAACTCCTGCCTGCAACCCTCTTTGCATTTGTGTATCTACTTGTCCAGAACGAGCAAATCCTACCCTAGAAGATAACGTCTGACCTTGCCTTGTTAGTCCATAAAGAGATTGCCCAGTCTGATGCATAGCAGAAGCAAGTCCTGTTCCATATACATCCTCAGCTAATTCTGTTTTCATTCCAGCTAATTCACCAATTTGCTGTTCAGCACCTGCCAGCATAGATTGTTGCTCACTAATATAATCCCTCTTTCTTCTTCCAGCAGCTCTCTCTGCTCCTGTACCAGCTAAATCACTAAGTACACCAACTCCTAAAGTAGCCCATCCTAAAGGGCCTGCTCCAGCCATAGCCATGGTACTTAATCCACCTGCTGTTCCTGCTAAAGCCATATTATTTAGACTCCCACTTCTGATGTTGTATTCTTAACCATTTTTGAGCAAACTCTTTATCACTTAAATCTTTTAATTCTAATTTCTGAGATTCAGAAATATTATTTAACATATATGCTTTAGATGTCTTATTAAGCTTCCCACCTTCTCCCATTGTAGTAGTTATAATATCAAGAGCTCCTGCTCTACCTTGTTGCCAAGTCATATATTCAACAAATCCTTGAACATCTTTTCCTCCACCAATAGCTTCTGAAGCCCCCTCAAATATATTAGCACCGCCAGGATATTGCCTACTCAATCTTCCAGTTTTAAATTTATAATTTTCAAAAGAACTTCCCTCTCTACCTTTTACGGCTCCTACATTTTTTTTGGTTACTTCCTCATAGAACTTTGCAGAATTTTCTATACTATAATTTTTTCCATACTTACTTTCAAATTCAGCTCTTGCACTATCACTTTTTATTTGGAAGGGGTTTCCTTTAGCTTTTGGGTCCATCCCAGATGAAGACTCCATAGCAAATGCTCTCTTAACTGAATCTTTATCTCCAGATACTGCTCCAATTGCTTTTTCTATATTATAATCTCTAGCACTTCCCATTAAAGAAGGCTCTTCTGGGTTTAAAGCATCAATAACAAAATCATCTGTAATCATACTTGCGGTCTCTCTTTCCATTGTAGGGTTAGGTCTTGCTCCTTCTGGGGGAGTATCAAGACGTTCTTTCATCCAATCAGGTCTTGGACTATCTGGGGTACCTGGCTGT